ACCTATGGTGAACATCAAACCAACTATCTTAATCAAGCAGGCGTGACTAATCAACAGTTTGGTTTTGCACTTAACAAGGAATTCTAAGATGGATTTAAAATCACTTTGTTTAGAATATTTTGAGACATTCTCACTTAAAGATATAAACGGACTTGAGGTAATGTTTACCGGTGATGTTACCTTACGTGATTGGGAAATCAGTGCTACAGGCATCGATGAAGTATTGGCCGCTAATAAAAAGATATTCGACAGCGTTGAGTATATCCATGTGATGCCGTTGCACCTGTATCAAGATACTAATACCGTGGTCGCAGAATTAAGCATAGTAGTTAGTGGTGCTGTACATTTAAGTGTTGTTGATGTAATTAAATTTAATGACGCAGGCAAAATTAGTAGTATCAGAGCCTATAAGGGGTAGTAATGAAAAAATTATATGTAGATGATCAACAGATTAAAGAATATGTAAATAAAATCTCATATCAAATGTATAAGGATGCATGGCATCCAGACTATATTGTTGGACTCACCCGCGGCGGACTTGTTCCCGCGGTATATATGAGTCATATGTTAGATATTCCTATGGAAACCCTAAAGGTAGCCTTACGTGATGGTACTGGTGGTGAAAGCAACGGTTGGATGGCTGAAGATGCCTTTGGCTATATAGATGCCAGTGCAGTTCCTAGGCCTAAGGGTGAGCCAACTAGTGATCCAGCACTGCGTAAAAACATCTTAATCTTAGATGATATCAATGATACTGGTGCCACACTTGATTGGATCATCCAAGATTGGCAAAGTGGTGCATTACCAAACGATCCGGCCTGGGCAGACATCTGGGGCAACAATGTTCGCTTTGCTGTGCTATTTGATAACCTAAGCAGCAAGTTTAGCCGTAAGGTCAACTATCATGCTGTAGAAATAAACAAATCCGAAGAAGATGTTTGGATTGTTTATCCATGGGAGATATAAACGTTAAATATTTAGATGGAACCAAAAAAAAAAATATTTGTAGTAAACAGGCCAGGATCTTATACCTATTCAATTCCATTATTATGGGCTAGTGCAAAAACATATTATGAAGAACACAGTGAGTTTGTTAACGATTGGGAATGGGGGGACCCTAACTTAGATTATGAAAATCCTGATCAATTAATTCAAAATCTAATAGATTTTAATCCAACTATAGTTGCATTTAGTGTTTATATTTGGAATGAACAATTTAGTTTAGACATAGCTCGCCGCCTTAAAGACAAAATTAATGACATCACGATTATCTGGGGAGGTCCCCAATGTGATATTCATTATAATACTGATTTTTTCAAACAATATCCATTTATCGATTTAGTAGTTCCTAGTGATGCTTATGGTGAACAATCATTTTTAGACATTTTAGATAATACATCTAAAAATAAAAAATTACAAGCAGATCAAATACAATATTGTTATTATCCTGGATCTAATAGAGATCGAAAATTTAACAGTTTAAGTCCAAGCAAAAGAGAATTTCTTTGGCCAAAAAATCCATACAGGACTCAATACAAATATCTTCAACCATTTATTAATAATTTGCCAAATTATCGTAGTTGGTTGACTATAGAAACAAGTCGTGGATGTCCTTATAAGTGCAGTTTTTGTGATTGGGGTGGTGGTACATTTACTAAAACTGTCAAGAAAGATTTCAGTACAGTACTAGATGAAATATCTTGGGCAGGTGAGCATAATTTTGATGCAATAAGTTTTACTGATGCAAATTTTGGTATATTTCCTATTGATTTAGAATATATAAAACACTGTGTAGCAACCAAACAAAAATATGGATTTCCAAAACAAATATTGATTCAACCTACTAAAACTAAAATTGATCAACTTACCAAAATTTATCTTATGTTAGCTCAAGAAGACATGTTAAGCCATTATCAAATCGCTATCCAAGATATAAATGATGAAGTTAAAAAAAATGTAGATAGAATTGATTTTCCATTTGAGAATCAAGTCAGGATGTTTAAAGAATTACAGAAAATTAAAAACTTACCTATATGGATTGAAAGTATATTAGGATTACCTGGTAGTTCGGTTGAAACAGTTAAAACTGGAATTCAAGCTATAAGTATAGAAAAATTACCCTACCCCCTAAGCCATCATTGGGCTATGCTACCGGCAACTCCAGCTGCAGATCCACAATATAGAGAAAAATATAAACTAATCACAGTTAAAGGTAAGAGTAGTAATGGTGTTGGGGCTACCAGAGTAATTAAGGCTAAATTGAATGTATCTCAAGACCTTGGAGTAACAGTTGCTAATACTTTTGATGACGTCACCGGCGAGTACGTAGTTGGTAGTTTCTCCTATACACCTAACGACTGGATAGATATGAACATGTTACAACTGTTTACCGCATCTATGCAAAACAGTGATACATTGTCATTAATTGCAAATTATCTTTGGGATACACACAAAATACCTTACGGTGATTTTTTTAACAATGCAATAAATCATATATTATATGACCCAAGCGTGGATACAACTTTACAAAATGATTTTTATAAATTAAAATTAAAGTTTCAAGAATGGATAGATACAGATCTTCCAGATTTATATGTAGATGGCCATAAAGAATTAAATTTTATGATCGCACCAGCAGTTTATTTTCTGTATGCAGGGTTGCTAAACATAGATGCATTGTTTGACGCAGTGCTTACATCAATATCTAAATTAATTACAGTTGATGAAATAATTAAAGATTTGTGCTTATTCAGCAAAAATAGAATAATTGACATTGAATATACCCCAGGTAAAACTTTTACAACTAAGTATGATTGGAATATATACCTACAATCGGGTAAAATAAATCAAAAATTAACAAAATATACACTCAAAGATACCGAAATATTCACTGGTGGTAGACTTTTTGATATTGATTGGATATCATTATCTGGGCTTGCAAAAAAGAAGCAATATTTTTATAGAGTATGTTATGATTTCAGATCATCAAAAGTAGTTAAAAATATTGACTATCAGTAAATTTGAATGTATAATAATAAAAAAGGATTTATTTTTGTTAATTTTTAAAAAACATAGTAAACTAATAGGATGGCTGGCTAATATCATCACCGTAGTTGGGGTGGTATTCACTAGTCTTGATGTGTATCCGCTTAACATTATTATATTATCATTAGCTGGTGTGCTTTGGGTCATAACAGGTATACTATGGAAGAAACCAGAGTTATGGACATTAAACGCACTAATATGTGTGATTTATCTTTACGGATTATTTAGATGAGCAAATTAAAAGTCAGTGAAATCTTTTATTCAGCACAAGGTGAAGGACGTTTTGTGGGTGTGCCTAGTGTATTCTTGCGTACATTTGGTTGTAACTTTACCTGTGGTGGATTTGGTATGCAAGATCGCACACAGATGAGCACTGAGCGTGAATTTATTGATCCAGCAAAATATCGTATCTATGAAGAACTTCCTTTAGTTAATACAGGTTGTGATAGTTACGCAAGTTGGGATCCTAGATTTAAAAATTTTAGTCCCTTATTAGAAATCGATGCTGTAGTCAAACGTATGCTAGATCTAGTACCTAGTAATAGTTGGATCATGCCCAATGGTAATGATACACATTTGGTTATCACAGGTGGCGAACCCTTGCTAGGTTGGCAACGTGCTTATCCAGAATTGTTAAGTCACAAGGACATGTATAACTTAAAGAACTTAACATTTGAAACAAATGGTACCCAGGAACTACATGAAGACTTTGCCAAGTATCTAAAACTATGGAATCGTGGCAGCCGTGAGATTACGTTTAGTGTTAGTGCTAAACTAAGTGCGTCAGGTGAATCGTGGGCAGATGCGATTAAGCCTGAAATTGTTCGTAGCTACGAGAAAGTTGGTACAACTTATCTTAAGTTAGTAGTTGAGAATCCAGAAGACTTTGATGAAGTTGATCGAGCAGTATCAGAATACAGGAAGGCCAAGTTCAAAGGTGTTATATACATTATGCCAGTGGGCGGTGTGGTTAAAGTCTACGACGGAAATAAATTTAACGTAGCTGATGAAGCTATGCGTCGTGGTTATTATTACAGCCCAAGATTACATGTTGATCTTTGGGGTAATTCATGGGGAAAATAAAATGAACAAAGTATTAAATTATGTTAACTTACATATTTCACAAATGGAAATGATTGGAGTTGTCATGCGTATCATCAGTTTTAGTTTGGTATCATGGTTGGGTCCGCATAGTCCGTTCATGTTTGTTTGGATCTTTAATACCATTGATGCTATACTATTAACATATTGTGCAAGTATTAGAAAAGATCCTGCATATACATTATTAAATGGATTTTGGATCATAGTTGGATTAATTGGTATTACCAGAGCCGGAGGTTGGATTTAATGAGTTATTTGTTTACCAGTGAAAGTGTCAGTGAAGGACATCCAGATAAAGTAGCAGACGCTATCAGTGATGCTGTATTAGATTTAATGATGCGAGAAGGCAATAAGGCCTATCGGTGTGCTTGCGAAACCTTAGTAACAACTAATCGTGTAGTGATCGCTGGTGAATACAAAGGTATTTACAATCATCTAGAAGTTGAAAATGCTGTACGTCGTGTTATCCGTGACATCGGCTATGAGCAAGATGGATTCCATTGGGAAACTGTGGAGATCACTAACTTGATGCACGGACAGTCAGCAGACATCGCCCTAGGCACAGACACATTTGGTGCTGGTGATCAAGGATTGATGTTTGGTTATGCTACTAATAAAACACCCAACTATATGCCGCCAACTATTTACTGGAGTCACAAGATTGTAGAACGATTAACTGCTGTCCGCAAGAGCGGAGCAACTTGGTTAGGACCTGATGCTAAATCACAGGTCACAATCGAATTCAATGATGATTATACTATCAATCATATTGCTAAGATCGTATGTTCAACACAACATTCAGCAGACATGGATATTGACACAGTTAGAGAACAGGTAAAAGCAATTATTCTAACAATATTGCCAGCAGAACTTATTACAGCTGAAACAGAGTTTTTGATCAATCCAACTGGTCGCTTTGTCATTGGTGGACCAGATGGTGACACCGGCCTAACAGGACGTAAGATTATCGTTGATACCTATGGTGGTAGTTGCCCGCATGGTGGTGGGGCTTTCTCAGGTAAGGATCCTACTAAGGTAGATCGTAGTGCGGCTTATATGGCACGTTATCTAGCTAAGAACATCGTGGCCAGTGACCGGGCCACACATGCTATTGTTCAACTTGCTTATGCAATTGGGGTAGAGCAACCTATGAGCGTTTATGTTGACAGTGACGGAAATAATAGTGAGCTTACCTCATGGATAACTACTAATGTGGACCTAACACCTAAAGGCATTATTAATAGATTTGATCTATTCCGCCCTATTTACAGTAGTACAACTAACTACGGACACTTTGGTAAAGATGGTTTACCGTGGGAAGAGTTAGATTTATTCAAGGATTAATATGATAAAGAAATTGATCAATAGCTTGTTTGGTACTAAACCCGAACCAGCAGTTATTAAAGAACAAAAAACCAAAAAGACTCCCAAGGAGTTGGCTACAGAACGTGATGAGCCGTGGGTAGAAGTATTAAGTATGGACATCGATAAAGATAATCCAGGTAATGGTGCGTTTGAATTAGATTGGAATGACAAATTTTTGTCCAATTTAATACGTGCTGGATATCAAGGTAAAACAGATCAAGACATAGTAGATAATTGGTTCAAAGCAGTATGTCGCAATGTCATACAAGAAAACTTTGAGCAAGAGCAAGCTGATCCAGAAATTCGTGCCAGTAATCGCCGTGATTTAGGTGATGGTAGAACGGAAGTAAGTTGATCCTATATGTCAATGGTGACAGCCACAGTGCTGGTGCCGAAGCAGTAAACTCATTTGCATTTGCCAATGATGACCCACAGTACAAATATCTAGGAAGAGTCCCTCATCCTGATAACTTATTCGTTAGTTATGGTAATATCCTAGCAAAAAATCTTTCAGCTGAACTATATTGTGATGCCGAAAGTGCTAGCAGTAATGATCGTATCATCCGCACTACTAAACATTATCTTAAAAACAATCATCCAGATTTGATCGTAATTGGATGGAGCACCTGGGAACGTGAAGAATGGTTATATGAAGGCCAATATTGGCAGATAAATGCAGGAGGCATTGGTAAAGATTGGCCCGATGCTATCAAGCAACAATACAAATATTGGGTGACAAATATCGATCATAAACAAAAACAGCGTGAAACACAAGGGAAAATATATCAGTTGCATCAAGACTTGAGTAATATTCCCCATTTGTTTTTTAATACATATTCTTCATTGAAATTAGCCGATAAAATTAATTGGCAAGCAAGTTATCTAAATCCATATGATGATGCTCAAACCTATTATAATTGGTTAAAGGAAAAAAATATAAAAACAGTTGGCCCAAATAATTATCATTTTGGTGCAGACGCACATCAAATGTGGGCTGATCAATTGACAAAAATCATAAATGAAAGTATAATAACTAAATGAGATATCTATTAGTTGACACCGCAAACACATTCTTCAGAGCCCGACATTCAGCACATCGCCAAAGTGACACTTGGGACAAGCTGGGTTTCGCTATCCACGTAACCCTAGCATCAATCAATAAATCATGGCGTGATCAAAAGGCTGATCATGTGATCTTCTGCTTAGAAGGACGCAGTTGGCGTAAAGACTTCTACGAACCCTATAAGAAAAACCGTAGTGTAGCACGTGCGGCACTTACTGAAAGCGAAGCAGAAGAAGATAAGTTATTTTGGGAAACCTTTGACAACTTAAAAACATTTGTCACAGAAAAGACTAACTGTAGTGTTCTACAACACAACGAACTTGAAGCAGATGATCTCATTGCTGGATTCATACAAGCCCATCCAGATGATCATCATACTATTGTTAGTAGTGATACAGATTTCTATCAACTCTTAGCAGACAACGTCAATCAATACAATGGTATCAGCGATGAGCTTCATACACTAAAAGGTATCTTTGATAAGAAAGGCAAACCAGTCATTGATAAGAAAACTAAAGAACCTAAGAAGATACCTAATCCACAGTTTATACTTTTTGAAAAGTGTATGCGTGGTGATCCTACAGACAATGTATTTTCCGCATTTCCAGGCGTGCGTACCAAAGGCAGTAAAAATAAAGTTGGCTTAGAAGAAGCCTACAGTGATAAAGATAAGAAAGGGTATAATTGGAACAACATGATGTTACAGCGTTGGGTTGATCACAATGGTATAGAGCATCGTGTGTTGGATGACTATGAGCGTAATCGCGTCCTAGTTGATCTAACAGCACAACCAGATGCGATAAAGGTTAAGATGGCAGAGACTATTGCAGCCGCCCAAGTTCCTAAGAACATGCCCATGGTTGGGGCACAGTTCTTAAAGTTCTGTGGTAAGTATGATCTAATTAAACTCAGTGATAATGCCAGTGCGATCAGTGAATGGTTGATGGCCAGTTACCCGCAGAAAGAACATGCATGATAGCAGATGGAAAGTTCCTAGCACTCGATCTTGAAAGCAATCAACCCAGCGGTAAGATCATACAGGTTGGTGTAGCCATTGGCGATAAGAACACACGTTTCGAAGACTATGTCGTCCGTAAATGGTATATAGATCCAAAAGAACCTATCAGTGAATTCATCAACGACCTGACAGGCATAACTGATGCCGACATACGTGCTAACTGTGTTAGCCACGAAACTGTAGCCCGTGAGCTCGGTGAACTAATAAAAGAACATAAGGTCTTTGTCAACCCAGTGACCTGGGGCGGTGGAGATAGTGTGGAATTATTGGCAGAATTCTGCAAAAACCATGCAGATTTCCCGCATTTTGGCCGTCGTTGGATCGATGTAAAAACTTTTTATACATACTTGATGCTGACCAGAGGTAAACAGCCTAGTGGTGGCCTAGCGTCAGCTATGGGCTACTTTAAACTTCATTTCAAAGGTGCGGCACATCGTGCAGATGTTGATGCGGCTAATACCTTAGCATTGTTTTTCAAACTGCTGGACCGTCAGGCTCGATTAGAAAGTATATTGGATTCAGCTAAAACTGTCTGATTTTAAGTAATAAAATTAATAACTTGGCGTTCTTTATTTTGCTTGACCTTTGATTAAATTAAACGTATAATATACGGATACTAACAAATTAGAAAAAAGAGTTTAAGTATGAATTTTGATCAAGATTTATTCAAAGCACAGATATTTCACGGCCTTAAAAGTCTTTTGACCGACGGTGATACTCTCCCTCCTAGATATCTTGAATTTTCCGTTTGCAAGGCATTTGGATTAAAACATGTAGGTGCTGGTAATTTTTACGCCGACGGAGTCAATTCTACAACTCAACTCAGTATTAAAACACGTATTTTTAAGCCGGATGTACTTAAAACTAAATCCGGTAGAGACTTCAATACGCATCCAGATAAATTTCTAGGGGCGAGACAGAATAAAAAACAAGGCAAGACTTGGGCAGGCGTTGAGTTTGTACAACGTCGTCAAGAGATCAACAACGAGCCTGGATCAACTGCTCGCCGAATTGGTCTGTTAACCCTTAGAGGATTTAGACAAAATATCGCAGAAAGCCGTCGCAAATTCCACACAACTAATACATTCGAAGCATTGCTGATACACGGCTACAATTGGCAACAGAATAGATATATGGTCAATGTCTATTGGCAGGAACAATCTTTGCCAAAAATTAAAGATATCACCTGGGAACATGAAGTAGGTGGGGTCAATGGGTATGTTACCATTGACGGCAAATCACAGATTGTCATGCATCGTGTCAGAGGCGGTGCTTCGAGAGAAGCAACTTGTTTTAAAGAATATAAAGACCCAACTAAATATAGTTACTCAGTAAGTATATCGGTGCCCATACCTGAATCGTGGCCCTTTGATAAAGAAAAAATCCTTACTGAACTTAAACACCTGAAGGAAGTAAAAGATGGTCCCATTCTATTCACAGAGTGACATTCGTATCTACAACGAAAATTGTTTAGATTATCTTAAAACACTGTCAGATGACTCTATAAAATTT